AGTCACTACATTTGCAGGAGGAACGAATTGGAAACAAGTAAGTTGTGGAAAGGAACATACAGCAGCAATCAAAACTGATGGAACTCTTTGGATTTGGGGTAATGGAACTGCACTACTCGGAGTCAATGATGGAAATAATAGATATACTCCAGTCACCACTTTTATAGGAGGAACTAATTGGAAACAAGTAAGTTGTGGAAATAATTTTACGTCAGCAACTCAATACGACGATTATAGTTTCTAATATATAATAATAAAAATTAATAAACTATGAAAACATTATATTTTCTTGGAGGACTTCCAAGAAGTGGTTCTACATTGCTTGGGTCACTCCTCAATCAACATTCGGACATTTATGTATCACCCACTTCTCCTTTGGGTGATGTGGTGACTGATATTGAAAAGTCATTTAATACCTTAGATATTCAATTTACCTTTGACCGCAAGGAAATATCCTATAATGTTTATAAGGCAGTTCTTGCAAACTTTTATAACCATATTCCAAAATCAATAATACTAGATAAGCATCGTTTTTGGGGAAAGAATCTTGATACAGTTCAAATGTTTCTTTCCAATAAACCAAAAATTATTGCAACCTATCGTTCAATTCCAGAAGTAATTACATCTTATATTTCACTCATAGAGCGTTCCAAACATGAAGATAACTTCATTGACAATCATCTAAGAACTGACAATATACCTGTAACTAATAATAATAGAGCAGAATATATTTGGAGATATTATGTATCTCCATCTTATGAATCAATGGTGTATGGAATAACTAAATACCCTGAATGGATTCATTTAGTTGAATACAATCAACTTATCTCAAATCCTCAAGAAGAAATAGATAAAATCTATCAGTTTTTGGAAATCCCCCCAGAACAAAATAATTTTAATAATATTGAAAATTCTTGTGGCGAAAAAAAAGATGAAGAATGGGGTCTTAAAGGACTTCATGATATTCGTCCAAGTATTTCTAAAATCTCACAAAATCCTATTGATGTAATAGGGCAAGAAAACGTAAACCTTTATTCAAAATTTAATATATGAAAATTGAAGTATTTCTAAGACATTGTTATTATTCTCATCTTCAATATTCATCGCATAATAGACCAGATTGGTGGGATAAAGAAAAAGTATTTCAAAACTTTAAGAATACTATAAATCCAGAAACCACTAACTATACAATCATTTACGATGAGCATTATGGTAAAAGGGAAGATACATTCCTTAATCAAGAAAAAAATGTTTATGAGATTAATTGTGGTAAGGAAAGTGAAAGTTTCTGCAGAACACTAGACTATATTCTTTCGCAAAACTTTGATGATGACACAATCATCTACTTCCTAGAAGATGACTATGTACACCGCCCAGGATGGGATAAGGTTCTTATAGATGGATTTACCCTACCAATTGATTATGTGACCTTGTACGACCACGGAGACAAGTATCAGGAGATGTATAAGGACTTTATGACTAAAGTTCTTCATACAAAATTATCTCACTGGATGCCCACTCCTTCTACCACAAATACCTTTGCGGTGAAGTTTAAAACTCTTAAGGAAGATTATAAAATTCAGAAGAAATGGTCAACTGATTATGAACCAAGTGCAGACCATGCAAAGTTTATTGAACTAAATCAAAGAGGAAGAAATTTAATCTCATGTATTCCTGGATATTCTACACACGCACATAAAGAATTTTCATCACCTTGTATTGATTGGAGCACATACTTATGAAAACTTGGCGAGAAATAACAGGATGGTTTGAATACCCATCTTTTTATGAAATGTGTCTAAAAGCAGTTCCTGAAAATGGAACACTAGTTGAGATTGGTTCCTGGAGAGGTCGTTCTACTTGTTATATGGGGTCTTTGATTAAGAACTCAAATAAAAATGTAAAGTTCTATTCTGTTGATACCTGGGAGGGTAGTGATGAAGAGCAACATATTAGTTTTATTGAAGAACTGAAATCTCAAGGTAAAACTTTATTTGAGGAGTTTCAGGAAAATATTAAATCTTGCGGTATTGATGATGTGGTTATTCCCATACAATCCACTAGTATCTTAGCAGCAGAACAATTTGAGGATAATAGTTTAGATTTTGTTCATATTGATGCTTCACACGAATATGAAGATGTATTAAATGATATAAAATCTTGGTATCCCAAAGTAAAACCTGGAGGTATGATTACTGGTGATGATTATCTTTGGAGTGGAGTAAACAAAGCAGTAAAGGAATATTTTAAAGATAAAACAGTAATAACTCCATATTATGATAATTTGGGTGGAATTGTTTGGTTTCATAGAAAAAAAGGAGGTTCTAAAAAAATGAAAATTACACTGTACGCAATTGCCAAAAACGAAGAGAAAAACATTGAAAAGTTTCTTCTTAATGCAAAGAAGTTTGATGATGTGATTGTTGTTGATACTGGAAGCACAGATAATACAATACAACTATTGAGAGATGCTGGAATTAAAGTTTATGAGCATTCACAAACCAGAGAAGAGTTTGATTTTTCAGTTGCAAGAAATCAAGCACTTTCATATGTAGAGACTGATTGGGCATTTAGTCTAGATTTTAATGAAGATGTGGATGAATTCTTTCCTGAAGGATTTGATGCAATTGAAAGTGAGTTTACTGCATTTCGTCATCTGAGATTTGATGATAATGGTAAAAATGAACCTCAACAATCTACAGAATCTCATATTCGTTTTCATCGCACAAAGAATTATATTTGGGTAAATGCGGTTCACGAAGTTCCAACATTTCGCCCCACCGAATCTTATTTAAATGAAGTTGGTGTAGATACTACAATTAAGATTACTAAGGCAATTCATAAGACTGTAGATAAAGAACTCTTCTATTTGTCTTTATGTGAAAGAGAACTTGAAAGGGATTCAACCAATACTTATTATCTTTGGTTTGTCTTTAATCATTATTTCGCAACTCAAAATAGTCAAAAGGCAATTGAATATGGACAAGAATATCTAAATCATTCAAAACCTTATTTTGATACTTTTAGAATTTCAGTATTTTGTAGATGTAGTTTTATGCTCTTTGCTCAACAAAATATAAAACTTGCCGCAAACTATGCATTTCATGCAGTTAGTGAGGCAATGAATCTGGGGGAACCTTATCTGTCTCAGGCATTTTCATATCTTACTGAAATATCCATTAAATTAAATAATCCGAATATTACTATTTTTGCTACTGGTTTTAATCCAAATACTTTATCAGCATCAGAAAGGCAAGGTGCAATTGATAAGTTATTCTTAACTAATCTTGACGATATTCCTACAGCATGGAGGGGGCATAGAAAGTTTGCAGAATGGTTAGTATCTTCAGTCAAACCAGAAGTTACCGTGGAACTTGGAGTTGCTTGGGGATTCTCTACATTTTGTTTTGCTATGCCTCGTATTGGTCATGTTTATGGCATTGATACCTTTGAAGGAGACCAATACACTGGAGACTATAGTGGTTCTTATGAATATGTTCTACATAGACAAGAAAAACTGCTTATGAATGATAATGTGACCTTCATAAAAGGAAACTTTGATGATGTTGTAAAGACTTGGGATAAGAAAATAGACATCTTACATATTGATGGAGATCATAGTTATGAAGCAGTTAAGAAAGATTATGAAAACTGGAGTCCTCATCTAGCAGAAAATGGTATTGTATTATTCCATGATTCTTATGTAGATATGCTAGGCGGAAGGCAGTTTGGAGTCAAAAGATTCTTTGAAGAAATTGATTTACCAAAATGCAATTTCACACATACCTTTGGTCTTGGAGTTGTATCAAAAAATAAAGACCTGATTGAGTTTATTAAAACCAACTTTGATCTGGATAATCCTTTATGAAAATAGAAATTCCAGTATCAATTGGAGAATTGTTAGATAAGATTACAATTCTCCAAATCAAATCTAAACATACGGATAATGAATATGTGACTAAAGAACTTCAAGACTTGAGTAAAATTGCTCAAGAACTTGAAGTTTATAAAGAATCTTATCTTAATGAACTTTCAATCGTCAATTCTTTATTATGGGATATTGAGGATTCTTTAAGAGAACTTGAAAGGGAATGTAGATTTGATGATGAATTTATAAGTCTTGCTCGCCAAGTTTACATTACTAATGATAAGAGAGCAGAGATAAAAAGAAAAATCAATGAGGAAACTCAATCATCTTATAAAGAAATTAAACTATATGCATAAATATTAGAAATAAGGTATAGGAATTATGGCATTAATTTTGGGAACTCGTATTACTGGTGGAACTGGTGGAACTATTTCTTCCATTACGGGTTATACGGTTCATACATTTGATACTCCAGGAGTTTCTACCTTTATTCCCAGTCAAAACGGAACCATTGAGGTTCTTGTAGTTGGTGGTGGTGGTGCTGCTGGTCAAGGTGGTGGAGGTGGCGGTGCTGTTATCTATAATAAATTGGCGAATGTTACTTCAGGTACTTCTTATCCAATTACTGTTGGTGCTTCAGGTTCACCGACTGGTGGAATTAGTAGTTGCACATTTAATAATGCCACTTTAATTGCCTATGGTGGTGGTGCTGGCGGCCCTGGTTTTAACGCTGGTACACCAAGTCCATTTGCTTCCGGCGGAGGTGGTGCCGCACAAGGAAATATGCCCGGTGGGATTGGTGCGGGGATTACCGGTCTTGGATTTCCAGGTGGTCAAGGTGGTGGAGGTGGGGGTGCTAGCAGTAGTGGAATATCTAATGGTCCAGGGGGCATAGGAGTATCTTATAGTTTCACTGGAACTTCTCAATATTATGGAGGGGGGGGTGGGATTGCTCAAGGTGCTGGTGGCGCCCCAAATGGTGGACTCGCTCCAGCATCATTTGGAACCGGAGGGAGGGAAGGTCCAGGTGCAGTCCCAGCAACCCCAGGCGCAGTAATCATCAGATACCCAACTTGACTTAATTTCAAAACTGTTATATAATGCATAAAACAACATTAATTTATGGCGAATACTTTGATTTGCTATTCCACTGGAATATCAAAAGAACTAGTTGATTTAATTGAAAAGGATTTAAATGAATTGAATAAAAATCTAGAGCAGGCAAGAACCTTCGGTGGTGTTACTCTAGAAAAAAGAGATAGTAGAACTTCTTGGTTACCTTCAAATCATTGGGTAGCAGGTTTTGCGTATCATCACATTCTTCGTGCAAATCGTGAAAACTTTTTGTATGATATTAATGGATTTGATGGAGAAGCACTACAGTATACTTCTTATGAAGAAGGAGAATATTATAACTGGCACATTGATGCAGGTATTGAGTCTTCTTATAAACCAACCGAAAACAAGCAAGAAAACTTTGTAATTACCAATTCTGAACAAATCAGAAAATTATCATTCATTCTTCAACTTTCAGACCCTGATGATTATGAAGGTGGTGAAATTCAATTTATGACGAGTGATGGTAAGACATTCTTTGCCCCCAAGACAAGAGGAACAGTTTTAGTATTTGATAGTAGAACCCCTCATCGGGTAAAGAAGGTCTTTTCAGGTCATCGTAAATCAATCGTTGGGTGGATAACAGGTCCACTTTGGAAATGAATAATAAAATAGATTGGTCGGTAATTGAGATGCCTAATCTGATTGATGCATCTCAACTCTATGAAGATGTTCCTTGGGAAAGAGGAATGTATCGTTATGATGGTCCAGGACGAGTTTCAGTTCAACCAAATGAAGCACAAGTTTCTGGTAGTCTAGCACGATATAATCATCCAAAATATAAAGAAGTACATTATGAGATTATGAGAGTCATTGAGAATACAATTGGAGAGCGATTGTATCCAACTTATTATTATGATAGGTTCTACTTTAAAGGCCACGAACTTGTAAAGCATACTGATAGACCTTCTTGTGAGATTAGTATCACCGTAAATATTTCTCATAATCTAAATTATGAGTGGCCGATTATGTTTGAGAAACCTGATGGTACTGCTCTATCCTGTACGATGAAACCTGGAGATGGTGCTCTATATAAAGGATGCACTCTTCCACATTGGAGAGAACCAATGAAAGGAAACAAAGATAGTTATTATCATCAAGTATTCTTTCATTATGTAAGAAGAAACGGACATTGTGTTCAATATGCTTATGACAGAGGAAATTAAAATGATTAAAGAAATTCAAAGTTTTCAACTTACCAATATCTACGGTAAGATTTCTGCTCTTCGTGAGATTGATGGTGTATCAAATCTATATAATGCAGAGTTTGTTTTTGATACAAGTATAGATATTTGTGCTCTAAACGGACAAGATTTTATTGATTATGTTGAGAGTTTAGATTTGGATTGGAAATTGATTTGAATTCTAAATAAAAATCTCTACTTTTTTGTTACATAAATTACTACAGATATTAAATAACTATGAATTTTACAGTTTACAGTAAAGAAGAATGTCCTTTCTGCTATAAAGTCAAACAAGTCCTGGAGTTGACAGGAAGTAACTTTGTAGTGTATAGTTTAGGAGAAGATTTTACTAAAGAAGAATTTTATTCTGAGTTTGGTGAAGGTTCTACTTTTCCTCAAGTCGTTTGTGATGATCAAAAACTTGGTGGATGTACAGATACAGTTAAGTTTTTAAAAGAGAATAAAATTGTTAGATAATAACCTAAATAATAATCATGGTATGAACCGTGGTGTCGAATTAATTCTTTCAGGAGGAAAAAGAAAGCAAACCTATCCATTTCATATTGTTTTTGAAAAGATGATTTGCTTTCTAAATCGGGAAGTAAACATCTATTTTGAGTTTTCCTTCCAATCAAGGAAGAAATAAGTAGTTTCCCGGAGAAAAGAAATGTTAGCAATTAGTCTAGTATTCGGTTCATTTTTAACCGTTTTATTTCTTATAGTGGGACTTATAGGTGGTTGGACAGCAAGAGAATATATGATGAATTATCGAGAGATTCCTAAATTGCATCCTGAGTTTTATGATAAGAATGGTAATATTATTCCAGATGAAGTTTTAGCGATATCATTTAATCCAGATTATTTTGATGATGAATTTGATGATGATGAAGACATCTAAATAAATTATAATTATTTCAAATATTGAAAATTATGAGTACGACTACACAAAAAAAAGCGGCAAGTAACGCAAAGACTATTAAAGTGGAGGCGATTAATGCGCCAATTCAAGAACTTCCAACAAATCCATTTATTTTTGAAGTTTTGAATCTTGTAGTAAAGCAACGTTCTAATGTAAAAAAAGTCGAAGTTCTTAAAAAATATGAACATCCTTCTTTGAAGGCTTTGTTTATTTGGAATTTTGATGAAAGTATCATCTCAATTCTCCCTCCCGGCGAAGTTCCTTATGCCGCAACAAGTGAGCAAAATTCTTTCAGTGGAACTCTTTCTGAAAAGATTGATGATGCAGTAAATAAAATGAGCGAACTTGGTTCAAATTCACTTGGGTCTCAAGATCAGGGAAGATCATCAATTCGTAAAGAGTATCAGAAGTTCTATAACTTTTTGAAAGGTGGTAACGATGGACTCAGTTCTCTTCGTAGAGAAAGTATGTTTATTAATATTCTTCAGGGTCTTCATCCATTTGAGGCAGAAATTCTTTGTCTTGTAAAAGACAAAAAACTTGATACCAAATATAAAATTACTAAGCAAATTGTTGCGGAAGCATATCCAGATATTCAATGGGGTAATCGCGGATAATCTTAAATTATTAATAAAAATGAATTTAGAAAATACAATTAAAGATGGCACAATGTCAGCAGAAAAGGAAGAAGTTTCTAATAAAGAAATTTTAAAGGAAATATGGTCTAGTCAAGAGCGTAAAGATTCTAAATCTCGTTATGGGTGTGAAATTCTTCAAGAAACATGTAAATTGAATGATGCAAAAAATGCACAACTACCTAGCGATTCTTACTTAGTTGCTTATATAACTGATGACATCAAATATCATGATATTGTCAGAGCAGCTAAGAAATCTAGTATTTTTGACATGTATTATGATAAATTTGGAAGTTATCTTGAATCTATCGAATGGACTGAGGGTAGAATAAGTCCTAGACTTTGGGGATATAAACCACCCCAAACTAAAAAGAGAAAATGATTTCAAAAATGCTGGGAAAAATTTTCCAGTATTTTTTTGTTTCTGTAGGATTTTATAAATAACTAAAAAAGTAAGAAAGTAAATGAAGTCTTTTAATCAGTTTTTAAATGAATCATATTTAAGTGAAGCGGAAGTACAGGGAAAATTACTAACCAGTAAAGGTACTTCACAAGATTTTAGAAATCCTAAGAAAACTCCATTTACTGGAACAGATCCTACACCAGTTCCAGCATCTAGAAGATTGTCTCCAGCAGGTCCAAAAGGTACAAAAGCATCTCCTGGGCAAATGGAGATTCCTAAATCACCAACAGGTACTACAACTAGAGTTCCTGGATCTAGTGTAAGAGGTTCTGAAAAAATGAGTCAAGGATCGTTACTTACAAGGTCTGGAGGAGCGCAAAATTTCACTGGTGGAAAAACTCCTTTCGTTTCAACTGAACCAGTAAAAACAACAAAGCGTTTATCTGCTGTTGCTCCAGAAGCACCAAAAGCATCTCCTGGGCAACAAGTAATTAGACAAAACTCTACTCCAACATCTAGACCAGCACTTCCTCCTGGAAAATCTGGGGGACAATTGGCAAAACCAATTAATGCAATCCCAGATTCAATGGGTCGGGGAGCATATGATGCGGCAAGAAAACAAGCATCCACATCCAAATCTGCTTCTTCTACACCTTCTTCAACTCGCAAAGTATCTTCTTCCGGAGGAAGACCACCAAAACCACCAGAAGCACCAAAAGTTCCTGGAAAATTTGCAAAGATTGGAAAACTTGCAGGCCCAGCATCTGCAGCACTTGATACTGCATTATCTACTGCAGATGAAAGATCAAAAGGTTCTGGATGGGCAAGATCATTAGCAAAAGGTGCTACAGTTGCCGCTGGAGGTCTTGCTGGTGGTGCTGCCGGTGCAATTGGTGGTGGTGGTGTTGGTAGTGCCGTACTTGGAACTGCTGGTGCTTTAGCAGGTGGTGCGGCTGCAGAGAAAGCATTTGATACTGTTGCCGGTGCAAATGCAAAAGAAAGAAAGGGAATGGCGACCGCAAATCGTCAACGTCAGGCGGGATCCGCAGTTAAAGGTATTGGTGGATCAACATCTTTTAGTAAGGGAAAAGGTGGAACTGGATTTATGTCAACTGGTGTTGGAAATCAAAGAAAAACTGTTCAACTTGCCAAAACTGGCGTTGTTCAAAGAGGTGGACAATCTGTTGCTGGTAATCTGGCCTTCAAAGGTGGTAAAGCAGTTTATAAGGCATCTCCAAGTGCCCAATCTCTTGCAAAAACTTCTTCTAATCCATTAGAAAGAGTTGGAAGATCCTTATTTGCCGGTGCCTATAAGAAATCTGATGCTGCCAATGCTGCTAAGAACCTTGCTAAGGCAAAACAGAATGATGCTGCTCGTAACAAAGCACTTGGAGTTAAGTTTAAACCTGCTGGATAAAAAATATAAGATAATATTTTTTGGGAGGGATTGATTCTCTCCCTTTTTTGTGCTAAAATAAACTGAAATGATCTTAATTCATGAACAAAGAAAAATTAAAACTAATTGTTCGTAATCTGGAACTTCTTGTTGATTCATTGAAATCGGAAATATATACAGACACTCCTGCATATAATAAACTAAATGAATTAGATTACGATGAAATTTATGAGGATGATGTTTAATGACTAAGAGAGCAAAAGAATTAGTGAAATTGCTTGAGAAACTTATAAAGCAAGATCATCTTTATTCTGATGAGAGAGTTAAAGAAATGAAAGCACAATTGCGAGTTATAAAAGAACAACTTGCAAAAATCGAAGTACAAACATCAAAGGGATTTGGAACAAAATGAAACCTATTAAATCAAAAGATTTACTTGAACTTGATAAGAATCTTGAAGTGGTAAAACTTCAAGGATATCCTATTCCAGAACAGGTTATTTGGCAGGCCGGCAAAGGTGATTACTCAGAAGTTCCTATTCATAAAATAGAAGTTCCTAATGATACAAAATGTGGCGAATGGGTTGTAGAACAACTACTTGCAAATGAAAGGGGACATTGGGGACCATTAGAACACCCTCAGATTACTTTCTCCTGCTCTGGTTTTGTCCACAATGTAATTGTTCAAGCAAGGACCCATCGTATTGGAACAACTTGGGATGTTCAATCTCAACGTTATACTGGTAAGCGTGTAGTCAAAGTTGCCAGTGAAGAACTAAATGTTGAGGAAGTCTTCTATGTGCGCCCTGTGGGGTTCTATACCAATCGTAAAGGTAAGAAGTATGATTGGACAGAAGAAGACCGTCAAGATGAGTTGCAGTGGATTGTAGAGGGGTGTAAGCGTTATGCTGTGAAATATAATAAAGGTATGTGTGAAGAACATATTCGTGATTATCTCGCACAAGCAATTCGCCAGAACTTTGTAGTATCCTTTAATCTTCGTTCTGTACTTCACTTTATGGATCTTCGTTCTAAACTTGATGCTCAACTTGAGATTCAAGCACTGTGCGATTCTTTTGCACCAGAACTTCAAAAATGGTCACCAAATGTTTGGGCATATTATGAAGAGAAACGTCTTCATAAAGCACGATTGAGTCCTTAATTATATAAATACTGGTAGAGTAAAACTACCACATTATGGTTTCACACTATATTTACAAAATAACTAATACTCTAAATCAAAAAATTTATGTTGGAAAATCCAAAAATCCAAAAGTTAGATGGAGACAACATAAATCTCATTCCAAAAAAAGAAACACAAAATTATATTATGCTATGCGAAAATATGGTATAGAAAATTTTACATTTGAAATTTTGGAGGTGTGTTTAGAAGGTCAAGTAAATGAAAGAGAAACTTACTACGTTTCTCTTTTGGAACCATATTATAATATGACTAATGGTGGCGATGGTGGTGGATTTTTAAATAAAAAACACGGAGATAACTGGAAGAATGCAATTAAACAAAGCAATTCTAAAAAAGTTGCTTGTTATAATTTAGATGGACATCTAGTGAAAGTATATGAAAGTTGTAGAGATGCATCTTATGATGTTTTTGGTAAAGATTGTAGAGGTATTAGTGCTGTAACCAGAGGAGAATATCAAACATATGGGGGATATCAATGGAAAAGTTTTATTAATCATCCAGAAATAAAAATAGAACCATATAAAAGAACATCTCATAACGTTAAAAAAATAGCAAAATATGACCTCAATGACAATTTAATAGAAACATATGATAGTATGTCTATCGCGGCTGAAAAAAATAATGCTTCAACTTCTAAAATAACTTTGGTGTGCCAAGGAAAAAGAAAATTACATAAAGGATGTAATTGGAAGTATGTGGTATAATCACTCTAAATACTCATACACATTATTAAAACTTATGGCAATATATCCGATCAAAAACAAAGAAACTGGTGAGACTAAAGTGATTGAAATGAGTGTTCATGACATCACACAGTGGTATCAAGACAATCCGGAGTGGTCTCGTGATTGGAGTCAAGGATGTGCGACTCCAGGAGAAGTTGGTGAGTGGAAAGACAAACTCATCAGTCGTAATCCCGGTTGGAACGATGTACTTTATAAAGCAAGTAAGGCTCCTGGTTCAAAAGTAAAAAAAATTTAAATCAAACATATGGCAAGAAGAAAAAGGTCTAATGATCAATTTGATGCAAATAATGGAATTCCAAAACCAAGAAAAACAAAAAAACCTATTGGTCTGGATGCTTTAATTGATATAGAACCATTAACCGAAAATCAAAAGAAATTGTTTAATGCTTATGATTCTCAAAAAAATATTGTCGCTTATGGTTGTGCTGGAACTGGTAAAACTTTTATTAGTCTTTACAATGCTTTGAAAGATGTATTAAATGAGAATTCACCAGTAGAGAAGGTTTATATTGTTCGATCCTTAGTTGCTACTAGAGAGATTGGATTCCTCCCAGGATCGCACGATGATAAGGCAGATATCTACCAAATTCCTTATAAGAATATGGTAAAATATATGTTCCAAATGCAAAGTGAAATGGACTTTGAAATGCTTTATGGTAATCTAAAATCTCAAGAAACCATTAAATTTTGGAGTACTTCATTTCTTCGTGGTACTACCTTAGATAATGCTGTGATTATTGTCGATGAATTTAGCAACCTTTCATTTCACGAATTGGATTCTATTATTACTCGTGTTGGGGAAAACAGTAGAATTATTTTTACTGGAGATACTGAACAAAGTGATCTATTGAAACAGAATGAAAGAGATGGTGTAGTTGAATTCCTTAAGATTTTAAAAACAATGATATCTTTCGATACTATTGAATTTACTGTTGATGATATATGCAGAAGCGGATTAGTTAAGGAATACCTTATTGCAAAGCATAAACTGGGAATTTTCTATCGGTAAATGTGTTATAATAAAAATAAAGTGAGGTTTTAATGTTTAATCATATTGATGTGACTCTTCCAAAACTCGAAAGAGAAACTATAGATGGTGTTCGCTATTATTCAATTCCCGATGAGGAAGAACTACTCAAGTTAGTCTCTATCACTTCTGTTACAAGTCACTATAATAAAGAAATCTTTGTGAAGTGGCGAAAAAGAGTTGGAGATGTTGAAGCAGATAAAATCACAAAGGCAGCAACCAGTCGTGGTACTGATATGCATAGCTTAGTCGAGAATTATCTTTATAATGTTTTAGAACTTCCTGAAGTTCAACCTCTTTCTGAATTTTTATTCAAAATTGCAAAAGAATCCCTGAATAAGATTAATAATATTCATTGTTTGGAAGGCCCCCTATATAGTAAAAAACTTGGAGTTGCCGGTACAGCTGATTGTATTGCAGAATATGATGAAGAACTTGCCGTAATTGACTTTAAGACTTCTAAAAAACCGAAACCAAGAGAATGGATTGAGAACTATTTTGTTCAGGCAATGTTTTATGGTATGGCATATTATGAGATGACTGGAACTCCAGTTAAAAAATTAGTAATTATTATGGCATGTGAAGACGGTGAGTGTGTTGTTTATGAGGAAAGAGATCTTAAGAAATATATGAAACTTGTAGTTGAATATATTAAAAAGTTTGTGAATGACCGTCTTGAACTTATGTCTACTTGACTATTATATTATAATATCTTATAATAAACTATTATATTGTGAAAACTTATGAGTAATGCATTAGAAAATCTTCTGGAATTTAAAATAGAATACATGGAACCAAATAAAGAATTAGAACAAGCAATAGAAAATAAGTTTTTAACTCCTTCTAAATTTGCACTAGAAATAGAAAAGATTGTTGCAGAAGAAAAATGCAATTATATTGATGCAATAGTGAATTATTGTGAAGTCAATAAACTTGAAGTAGATTCAATTACGAAACTTATATCAAAACCACTTAAGGAAAGACTGAAGTATGATGCAATTAATTTGAATTTTATGAAGCGCAGTTCCAAGGCAAAACCACTTTTTTAAAACTATATAATGGCACCATTTCAAGTTTATTGTGAATATTTGGCGTTAAAATCACATTTTAATAATCCAAAATATGATTACTTTAAATATAAAAAGACAAGAGCAACACTCGCATCGTTTAACCGTCGATCCGATAAATACTTCTTCGAGAAAAGTTCTAGAAAGTATTCTGATAAAGAAATAGTTGACTTTTTAGTATCAAACTTTGTTGCCACAGATAATCCTCAGAATTTATGGATTGGATCAATCATAAATTCTGGAGAAAGAACTTATTCTGAGTGGATGAAACGACAGCAGAGTTTAACTTACTTGTTCAAAGAACAATCACAAGAATTACTCTCAGAAACAAAATTAGAAGATGCTTTCAACTGTTCTAAAGGTCATCCGGTAGTTTTAAAAAAATATCTGGGAGGAAAGATTGGTATTGAAACCCTAGTGATTTATGATACTATCTTTCATTTTGCAAATGTATTTGATAAGAAACTATTAGATCCAGTATGGGAGTCTGTAAGTTTAAAAATTTCAAAGTATAAACCATTTCTAAATATAAACGTGTTTAATTACAAAAAACTTTTGCGGGAAATTGTAAATGAGTAAATTTTTTGATTCTGAATTTATACAAGAAGAACTTGAAGAAATTAATGAACTTCAAAAATTCATTTATGGAAGTATTTTGTCATTTGGTTCAATGTCCCGCGAAGATAAACTAGAACACATTGAAAAAATGACCTTGCTATTAGAAAAGCAACGCATTATGTACACAAGACTCTCTCTTTCTGATGATCCACAAGCGATTAAGATGAAAGAGAATCTGCGTAAATCCGTATCAATTATGGGATTTTCTCCCGATATAGATATGAATTTACTTTTCAATAACATGAACAAAACGATTGAGTCTCTCCGACAATTTATTGACAGATGAGACAATTTTTGTTATAATATTCAAGTAATCCAACAAATCCAATTTATCCAAAAAATCCAAAATGAGTTTTTCCGATCTTAAGAAACAATCCAAACTTGGTTCCCTGACTGCCAAACTGGTCAAGGAAGTCGAAAAAATGAATAACACATCATCTTCTGGTGATGAGCGTCTATGGAAATTAGAATGTGACAAATCCCAAAATGGTTATGCGATCATTCGTTTCCTACCTGCCCCTGATGGCGAAGATCTGCCATTTGTAAAACTTTATAGTCATGCATTCCAAGGGCCCGGAGGATGGTTCATTGAGCACAGCCTCACTACTTTGGGACAAAAAGATCCTGTTTCAGAACTTAATTCCGAACTGTGGAACAATGGTACTGATGCTGGCAAAGAAATTGCTCGTAAGCAGAAGCGTAAATTGACGTATATTGCCAACATTTATGTTGTCAAAGATCCTGCCAATCCTGATAACGAAGGTAAAGTCTTCCTCTATAAGTTCGGTAAAAAGATCTTTGATAAGATCACTGCCGCAATGCAACCAGAGTTTGAAGATGAGACTCCAATTGATCCATTTGATTTCTGGCAAGGTGCTAACTTCAAACTGAAGGCAAAGAATGTTGCTGGTTATCGTAACTATGATTCATCAGAGTTTGCCGCACAAGGTGCTCTGTTAGATGATGATGATGCAATGGAAGCAATCTGGAAAAAGCAATATTCTCTTGCCGAACTGGTTTCTCCCAATCAGTTCAAGTCCTATGATGAACTGAAGAAGCGTCTTGGTCATGTTCTTGGTAACAAAGAAACTCGTCGTCAAGATCCTGAAGTTGCTGAGGAAGAATCAACTTCTCGTGGTTCAGTTCGTGATCTTGATGAAGATCTTCGTACAGAACTAAGTAGTCTATCCTCTTCTAAATCTTCTTCTTATGATGATGACGATGAAGATGACACAATGTCATATTTTTCCCGTCTGGCGGAACAATGATCTAACTAAAAATTAAATATTAGAGGAGAGAAATCTCCTCTTTTTTATGGCAATGTAACTCTAGTATTCTCAGTACGAATTAAAGTCTTATCAACATATTGTGAAGACTTATCATAATGCATAATTTTCCTCATATCATTCAGGTATTGTTGTAAATATTGCTTTTTCAAAATATAAATCGTTCTTTTTTCATTATTCTTTATGACTTCGTACTTATAATTACTGATTCCCGTAACTGGTGCAGGAATAATATTTTGAGTTGGAATATTTGGATCTGGAATTGTAAAATTATAATCCACAACTTTGCCTGCGGGAAGAATCAAACGACCTTTTGAATCTTTAACTTCTTTAGTTTCATAATGATGTACTGAATTTAATTGTGTTCCATAAATTTCTTCGGCATATCTGTAAATATCTCTATCCGATAAAGGCCATTCATTTCTAATATTTACAATTCCTGCTGTTAAAATTACAACCCAATCTAAATCTGCTCTACCATAAAGTTCTTCTGCCACAGTATCTGGACGAGCACCATCTTGAATTTGATACTTATTAAAAACCGTAAAGGAATTCTGCAAATCGTCACGAAGTTTGACTCTACGAAATAAATTCTTTGCACGAACATAAGCATCAGAAGATACTCTATTTTGAAAAGGCGATTGATACTCCAGATCTGGTAATTCCCTAAAATATCCCATTAGTATCCAACTCCATCTGCATCGGTAAGATCTTTTTCATCTTTATAATCACTAAAGTAAACTGGATTCAGTTCTTGAAATGAAAGATTGAGTTTCATATGAACTGGAGTTGCATCTTCATAAGTTGCATAAGCACCAGATCCGGTATAATCAACGCTCATACCAACCAATGCACATGGTTTAAATGAATGAAGGAAGGGATGTGATACATTTCCACTTCGATATTCAAGTTGAAATATGCTTGGGGAACTAATAAACAGTCCAGCACCAGCACCACTTGAAGTTTTAGCAGCCATTGATTTTTTAAAGGTTCTTATAATATTTTTAACTTCTATTGATTCTTTTTCTTCTCTTGGCGCAAGATTGAATGAGAAATTAAATGATCTTAACTGCACTCCCTTAAAGAGTAGTTCCATATTTGGATTAATAACTTGACCAGATGATCTTGTAAGAAGACTTTCTCCACTTACGTTAGCGCCAAAGTTATTTACTGCCATTGCAGCGAAGAAATTAGTAACTGCATCTTGCCCATTTCCATTAGTAGCAACATTTTTTATTTGTGATAAAAAGTTACTTACTGCTCCTTTAACATCTCCTTTCATGGCGCTTTCTGCAGCTTGAACACCACTAGCTGCTAGAGGATTTAAACTATCATCACCCCAACTAACCATATTATTATCACTAATTCCTTGTGGCATAGGAAGAAGAATCTGATATAATGGATTTTTTAAACTTCCACTGTCTTCCAATGCTTTAGTGGCAGTTTTTTGGATAATATCAATTGCTGTTTCTGCACCTAATCCTGGAGGAACATAATCAACAATAAGAATTCTCAGATAATCATCATGCTCATCAATTTTTTTTCGTGGATATCTATAAGATCCGTTAAGTGCCATTTATTTTTTTAACTATTTAGACTATGTTCTTATTATTTCAGTATATGGTACATCATGAAGATAGTCAAATTCTTCACCTCTTTGAACCTTATGAAATGAACTTCCAACTCCTTCCAAAACATAATTCCTATGATCAGGCCAATGAACATTATATCCACTGAAGTATGGGGGATTTAATGATTCAACCATTAATAATGGATGCTTATCATAAAGAATTCTTGGAGTAGTTGCTTTATATACGAAAGTGTATATATTTCCTGGTCTTGGATATGGATCTGTATCATCAAAAACTTCCTGAATAACTGCCATAATTTCATCTGGAGTATCAGTTCCTATTGAAATTCTTTTCATCATCATTTCAACTCTGCTTAGATTTTCAGGTGGTGGAGCAGAGTTTTGATAATCTTTATCAGATTTTATAATCGAGATTAATTTATCTTTTGTTAATCTATCATAATTACTAGTAGATCCTTGTCCAGAATCTGTTTGATAATATATGGTATATTTTTTAGCAATTTGAACTAATTCATTTTTACTGTATTGTTCTATTGGTTTTTCGTATCCGGTGAGTGCCATTACCTAATCCCCAAATGTTCTTCTGTGAAAATTTTAAATTCCCATTGACGATCTTTACAGTATTCTTCTGCAGATTTCCATTTCGCCTGATTCTTTGCATACTCATAAACCTCATAAATATATCCCTTCGTCTTTCTTTTTTGTGGTATTGGTTCTACTGTTTGCTTCTTAGGTTTAATTTCAATCAAATATTTTTTAATTTCACCATTACTTTCTCTTACTTTGATATGAAAATCGGGAAAGTATCTTCTTACTTTATTTGTTGTTGGATCAAAGTAAGGGAAGGATATTTCTTCTGAGGACCATTCCAAAATATTCTCATTAGTATCACAATATTTCATAAATTTTCTTTCCCATAAAGATCTATAAACAATTTTTTGGAAGTCTCCTTTATATTTTTTGGGATTGACTGGTTGATATTTTCCTTTATAAGACATCTAAATAAGTATATTAAGACCTTAGTAGTATTTAGAGTGTCTATTGCCCGCCCTCGCAAAATATCAGAAATTAAACCAATTTTTGGTAATCTTGCACAGACTAGTCATTATCAAGTAAGTTTCGGAGGATTGGGGCGCCCTCTTAAAGACTACTTAAATGCTAGGGGTATTGGTTGGAGATTTGTTGCTGAAAATGCCGGATTATTATGTTCTTCTGCATCATTGCCTGGTAGTGCTTTAGCTACATCAGACATTGTTGGTGATGTTACTGGAGTCACTGAGAGAATAGCTCATACTAGAATGTTTACTCCGATTGATTTGACATTTTATGTTGATAAAGAATATAAAATGATTAAATTTTTGGAGCACTGGATTGAGTTTATTTCTAGTGCATCTGGAATATCGAATACGGATGGAGGATATTTTTTCAGAATGAAATATCCGATAGATTATAAATGTGATGCAGTTAAAATATTAAAATTTGATAGAGATTATAGAAGTGAAATTGAATATAATTTTTACGGACTATTTCCAACTTCAATGTCTTCTGTTCCAGTATCTTATAATGATTCTCAAATATTAACTGTGACTGCATCATTTAGTTATGAAAGATATGTTTGTGGTTCTACTAGAAGTTTGGATGTTTTTCAAGTAAGAAGCAATAACTTAGTACCAGAAAATATAACAGCATCTACATCTAAAAATAACTCCAATAGACTTGCAACTGGAAGAGATGAATTATTATGGAGAAATCGTAATGAGGGTACGGGAAGATTGGATGATCCAAGACCCAGAGGAATTGGTGGATCTATCAATAATAATCCAGATGCAAAAAAAGTTTCTAACAGTACAAGTCCAAATGATAGTGGATGGTTCAATACCAACTGATAAATAAATAGAGATATATGAATTTTGTAAAACATTATGCCTTTACCAAAAATTTCAACGCCAATTTATGAACTGGAGATTCCATCACTAAAGAAGGAAATTAGATACCGTCCATTTCTAGTTAAAGAAGAAAAAATCCTGATTATTGCAATGGAAAGTGAGGATAGTAAACAAATTGCAAATGCGGTTAAAACTGTGATTTCAAATTGTATTTTAAGTAAGGGTATTAAAATAGAAAATCTCTCAACATTTGACATCGAATATATGTTCCTCAATTTTAGAGGAAAGTCAGTTGGTGAAAGTGTAGATGTTTTTATTACATGCCCAGATGATGGCACAACTAAAGTTCCCGTGAGTATCAATCTTGATGAAATTGAAGTTCAAGAACAAGAAGGTCATAATAGAGATATTAAATTAGATGATATTTTAACTATGAGAATGAAATATCCTTCTATGTCAGAATTTGTTAAGAATAATTTTAATAGTACCGATGGAATTGGTATTAATGAATCTTTTGATTTGATTGCTTCTTGTATTGATCAAATATATTCGGAGGAAGAGTCTTGGACTGGAAGTGATACTCCAAAGAAAGAACTTTTAGAATTTGTTGAGCAATTAAACTCTAGTCAATTCAAAGAAGTTGAAAAATTCTTTGATACCATGCCAAAACTTTCACATACTATCAAAATTATAAATCCTAATACCAAAGTTGAGAGTGAGGTAGTATTGGAGGGACTCTCTGCTTTTTTCGGTTAAGTATGGCTCATACTGATCTTGCGTCATACTATAAAACAAATTTTGCCCTAGTTCAGCACCACAAGTGGTCTTTGACAGAGATAGAAGAAATGATACCTTGGGAGAGAGAAATTTATGTTACATTATTGCAACAGTACATTGAAGAAGAAAATCTTAAAAATCAACAATCCTAATGGCTGTTCTACCATCCCCACTTTCTAATTCTATTGACGGTATCAATCAAACTACTGTATCTGGAAATATTTTTAGTGGAAATGGATCAGATCCAGAAACAAAATCAACACTACAATCACTTTCATTCTCAGTAACATCATTACAAAATCAAGTTAGTGAATTAAATAAAAGTAATATTAGTAATATTGGAGCTTTTGCAAATTTTCAAAAATCTTTTCTAGATCAAATTGATAATATAAAACTTCAACTAGGTAAAGTTGATAATACTTTAGAATCCGTTGCAACCATAATTACAAATGAAAATGTAATTGAAAGGCAAAAAGATCTTTATGATGAACAAAATGAAAAAAGATTGGCAGAAGCGGGGGCAAGACAGGGGCAAGAAAGTATTTTAGAATCTAAAATTCAGAGTGCTTTATCTGAACCAGTAAATCGTATTGGAAGTAAGGTTGCGTTTGGATTTCAGAATTTGATGGGATTCATACAAACATTACTTGGTGGATGGTTAACCCTTGAAGGAATTAAGTTACTTAAGGACTATCAGAATGATAATAAAAAGAGTCTTGATGATATTAAAAAATCTGTAATTAAGAATCTGTTAATTGCCGGTGGAATATTTGGCATTATTAATTTTGGTATATTTAGATTTATTGGCACTATTACTAAACTTTCAACAAAAATTGCAGGATTTATACTTAAAAATACAGTTGGAAAACTTTTTGGAGGAATTTTAAGTCTTATTAAAGGTACTGGTAAGGCAATAACTGGTGTTAAGACATCAGTAACTGCAGCAAGAGGATCTGTAGCAGCTGCTGAAGGTGCTACAAAAGGCGGAATAGGAGGATTTCTTGAAAATATTGGTAAGGCATTTAAAGGAGTTGCAAAATTTGCTTCACCGTTTATTAATCCTATTCTTGGTGCATTTGATTTTATGCAAAGAAAGGGTCAGGGGCAAACAAATATTCAGGCAGGAGGTGGTGCAGTAAGTAGTGTACTTGCATCCGAAGTTGGTATAAAACTCGGATCAAAATTTCCAGGATGGACAAAACTTTTAGCTATGCCCGCACTTGGTGTTGGTGGATATGTTCTTGGTGGGATGGGGTCTGATGCTCTTACTGGAGCTAATAAACCTGCAGAAGTAAATAAACCTGTTAAAGAAAACAAACCGCCCGAAGAAAATAAACCTGTTAAAGAAAATAAACCCCCAGAAGTTGCTAGATCTACTCCAACAACTCCAATGACTCCTCCTGCAAGTAGTTTACAGATTAATCAACCAGATCCCGAAAGAGTAAAGCAATTTGAAAAAGCATGGCAATATAAAGATAATCCTTTAGCGAGAGGAAGAATAGAAGGTGCTTGGAATAAAATGAGTGATGCAGAAAAACAGCAAGCTAAAGATTGGGCAACATCAAAGGGATATGATTGGAGAGAAATGAGATTACCTGATATTAATACCTCATCTCAGAAAGCACCCGAAATAACCCCAGCACAAACATCAAAAATTTCAACTTTACCATTTAATGTTGGGCCAGAACCGGATCCAAAACCAACTATTGTTTATGCATCTTCCGGTTCATCTACTCCACCACCACAACAACCATTGAAAAGTGGGCCTGCAAGTGATGTGCCTGCTATTTCTTCTTCGAATCCTGATAATTTTTATACACTATATTCGCAGATTAATTATAATGTGGTGATGTAATATGGCAATTAAATCTACAATTAATTTTGATAAAGTATCTGGTGGAATGGTATCCCTTAATACGGGATTGGGAAAATTAAAAAATTCTTCAGATACTATAAAAACTGCTTCTCTTAATACAGTAAAAATAAAAAGAGAATCTATTGCTAGAAATAGAATGCTTAGTAATATGAGAGAAGAAAAAATTAAACTGAGAGAACAAGAAAGTTTAGTTGAGGCTTCTAGTCCAAATGGTGCATTTAAAAGAACTAGTTCAATAATTGGAAATAGTACAAGGGGATTTCTTGATAGGATATTAGATTTTTCATCTAGTCTTTTACTTGGTTGGTTAGTTTATAACTTACCAACAATCATGACAGCAATTGAAGATTTAATTATTAGGATTAAATCTTTATATGGCGTATTAACTGGATTTATGTCAAATCTTACAAATACATTTGAAAATTTTGGAAATCTTCTTTATGCAGTTTATCAAAATGTTACTCAATTTGATTTTATGGATCACTCAAAAAGAGTTCAAACTGCTATTGATGATTTGAATGACAATTTTGATTTGATGCATGATCAATTTATGGAAGGATTTGATTTACTTAAAGTTCCCCTTGGAGAAGGCCCTGGAGAAGAACTAATTCCAGAATTGAATACGGATTATACTCAACCTGCTCCTACTACTGGTGGTGGCCAAGGTGGAGGATCAAAATATCAAGAACTTGCATCAACAATTATAAAAGGTGAAGGTGGATTAAATTCGGTCAATAGAGGAACCGCTGGTGATACTCCAGGAGGATCCAAGTCTATTTTTGGTAAAGATTTATCTGAAGTGACTGTTGGTGAAATTATGCAAGCTCAAAGGGAGGGGAAGGTATTTGCTGTAGGAAAATATCAATTTATTCCAGTAACTTTGGCAGGAGCAGTTTCTTATACAAAAACTCCATTAAATGCTAAATTTAATTCCAAAACTCAAAATAAATTATTTGATTATCTAATTGATGTAAAAAGACCAGAGATCGGTGCGTATATAAGTGGTAAATCAAACGATAGAAGAACAGCAATTCAGCAATTGTCAAGAGAGTTTGCTTCTGTTGGTCTTGAATATTCGGAAGCAGGTAGGAGTCGTGGGCAATCTAGATATGCTGGATCTGGTGGAAATAGGGCAAGTATTTCTCCAGAATTAGCAGGATCTGCTCTTGATAGGCAAAGATCTTCTGGTCCAGCATTAGCAATTACTTCAAAACCACAATCGGGTAAGGGTGGTAATATTATTGAATACCTTACTGGGGATAGAAAACATAAAAAATATAGGAAAGATCATGCCGCAGGAAATTATCATGATCATTTTGCATTTATTAACAGAGCAACAAGAGATGCTGCAATAAAATTGTTAACCAGTAAAGGATGGGTAATTGGATCAATAAACACTGGTAGACATGCAGGTGATTCATATCATTATTCAAATCAAGCATTTGATATTCCATTTTATCCAAATCAATCGAAAAAGGGTGTTACTGATAATGCAAAAGGTGAAACTATCTTAAGTTCTAGAGTTAGAGCAGACTTAATTGCTGGAGGATTTAATGGATCTCAACTTGGAGGATCTCTAATATCATCACCAACAAATAAACCAGTACAAGTTTCATCACCAACATCACCTACACAACTATCTCCAAGATTATTCCAGGCACAAACGCCAAGAACTCAACAAGCACAAGTATCACCAACAACTGCACAAGGACAAAATGTCCCATCAATTGGCAATAATAGAAGAGGTCAACAAGTTATAATTGCAGATAATCCTCAACAACCTCAACCTCAACAAGTATCTTCAAAAAGTAGTGGAGGAGAATTTGAAATAATACTTGCAGAAGATTCGTTAAATAGTATGATCAAGAATCAAATACTTTTAGAGTTGGCGTACACATAATGGCAGCAATTAATAAGTCAATTTATGAAGAATTGATATTAGAATCAACTGATCAAAAAAGAACAATTGATATTAGGTTAGGTACTGTATCAATTGATTACTATGAAGATATTTTTTCTCCAACGATTACTGCCAAAATCAGAGTAGTTAATACTGGAGATACTATTCAAGCACCTGATAAGGAAGGAAATCCTGATGGTGAAAAGCAATCAATTTACAACGGTCTTCCTCTTCGTGGTGGTGAGAGAGTTTCATTAAAAATCAAAGGAAATTCTGATAAAAATCCAGGATTGGATTTTGCCACAAATCAAAAAGATTATCTATATGTTTCATGTATTACAGATATTGTATCTGAATCTCAGAGAGAAACATTCCTTCTACACTTAACTTCAAGAGAAGCAATTACGAATGAAACATCAAGAGTTGGAAAAAAATATTCCACAAGTTCGACTATTGATGCATCAGTAACAGATATTCTTAAAAACTATTTAAAGACTGAAAAGATTGGAACCATTGATAAGACACAAAACAAATATGGATTTATTGGAAATTTAAGAAAACCCTTTACAATTTTAGTATGGTTAGCGTCAAAAGGAGTTCCTGCCCAGATTTCTGGAGATTCTACTGCAGGATTTGTATTTTATCAAACAAAAGAAGGATTTCAATTTAGATCTATTGACAGTTTAATTTCACAAAAACCAGATCAAATTCCAACATATACTTATACTCAAGTTAATGAATCTGGAATAACAAGAGATAATGACTTTGCAATTTTGAAGTATAAAACCGACTCACACTCAGATTTAATTGAGCAATTGAGAGTAGGTGCCTTTTCAAGTTATCGTATGTTTTATAATCCATTAACATTTGAATTTACAGATCCTCAAAAAGGTACATTCACAACTGATGATTATACGAATGGAATAAAAAATCTTGGGCAAAAATTTGAATTGCCAAAAATTGCAAATAGTTCTAATGTCGATATTGGACATATTCCTACCAGATTTTTAACTCAGGTTTTAGATATTGGTACACTAGAAAAGGGAATTTCAACTGATACAAATTCTGATCCATTTAAATATCAATCTCAGGCAATTATGAGATATAATATGATCTTTAGTCAAACATTGAGCATCACGGTTGGATCAAATACGAATTTAAAAGCTGGCGATATTATTAGATGCAATTTTCCAAAAATTTCAAGAGGAAATAATGAAGAGTATGATAATGAACAAAGTGGTCTATATATGATAAAGGAGTTATGCCATCATTTTGATACTGAGGCATCATATACCTCAATGAAATTGATTAGTGATACTTTCGGAACATACGGGACAAATGATAAATGATACAAGAATCTTTATTCAAAAGTAATTTTCTAGGAAGAGACGGATTTCGTTGGTGGATTGGACAAATTCCTCCGGAAAGTGCTCATGGTGCTCAGATAAATGGTGGTGGATGGGGAAATAGATTTAAAGTTCGTATTATGGGATATCATCCCTATAATCTTACCGAACTTCCAGATGAAGATTTACCTTGGGCACAGTGTTTACTTTCAACAACTTCAGGAACCGGTGCCGGAAATCATGCAACTAGCGTAAAGATTTCTCCTGGTGATGTTGTTTTTGGATTTTTCTTAGATGGTGATAATGCTCAGACTCCCGTAATTATGGGATGTTTTGGAAGAACTTCACAGGTTCTTACTTCCAATACTTCGGGCCCATTTCAACCATTTACTGGATATACTAATAAAGTTAAAAAACCAAACGGTACAGTCAAACCTGACCAATCAAGTGAACAAAACGCAGATTCGCAAAAGTCTCCAAGAAATATATCTCCAGAACAAGCAAAAAAAATTGCCGATGATGAAATCTCATACTTCAGTGCAATTGGTGATAAAATTCAATTTGCAAATACTGTAGACAATACTCTTGTTGGCAAGATATCTACTGAGGTTGAAAATTTACTTAATAAGTCTAAAGCTCCTTCAATATTTACAAATATCAAAAATGAAATCAATCGCGTAGTTGATAAAATACAGGCAATTTCAAATGGTCTTGTCGGTAATATGATGAATGGATTATATACGCACCTGACAAAATTATTGAATAGTGGTCTGAAATTGTTATATAATCAAGTTTATGGTATTGTTTTATTAGCAACCGCAAATCCTGGTGCTGCTCATCTTGCCGGTGTTGAAGCACAAACTGCAATGGTTCCTCCAGTTCAAGTATTGCAAAAAGCAATTCCTTGTGTTGCTGGAGCAATTATTGGTTCATTGGGAAATATTATAAGAGATATTCTCACATCTACAATAGATAATGTTGAAAATTTTGTAAGTTGTGCTGCCGATCAATTCGTTGGATCACTTATTAATGGAATTATTGGAAAAATTTCTAGTGGATTAGAATCTGCAATCGGTGGAGTTGAAAAAATTTTACAATTCTTCTCATCATTTAGTGTTGATAATTTTTTGAGGGTAAGTGTAGATTCAATTAAAGGTGTTGTTGGAATGTTTGATTGTAATCAGAGTAGAGGAAAATCTGATGGTATTATAGATCAATGGATAATTGGTTGCGGGCCGACAAATGCCATAATTCCTAGTTTTGATAAAATTTTAGAAACGGCAAATAATCTTCCAAATCAAATTGGCAATTGTTACACCGGCCCATCATTTAATTGTGGTGCTCCTACCATTAGTATTTTTGGTGGCGGCGGATCTGGTGCTAGTGCAATATCACTAATGGGAGCAATTTCTGGAATAACTGGAAGTGTTATTGGAGCAAAGATAATTGATGGTGGTTTTGGATATAAATTCCCACCATTTGTGGAGATATCCGATAATTGTAATCAGGGATATGGTGCAATTGGACGAGCAATAATTAATGATTCTGGAGAAGTTACCTCGGTTTATATTGTATCAGAAGGTGAAAATTATCCAGTTGAGTTTATTCAAAATTATATTGTAAGTGAGATTCTAATTCAAAATCCTGGACAAAATTATGAATCAACTGATAATGCAACAGATCAATTTGGCAATTTATATTCCATAGAAGTATTTGAAGGATCTATAATCAAGGCAAATTCAATAAATACTAATACATCTACCGGAACATCTACAACTTCTACAGATATTATTACTGTAAATGATCTTCCAATAATTACTATTAATTCAGATACTGGTTCTGGTGCAATATTGAAACCAATACTTGATGTAGTTCCAACGAAATTCCAAGGTGAAGTAAAACAAGTAATCGATTGTGTGACATAAAATGGCAGAAAGACCTTTTGATAAGCAAAATTGGCAAGGTAGAAGCATATCAAGCTTCGGGCCAAAGTTCAGAATAGATATGAACAATCCTCAGATGGGGTGTAATGGTACTGAGGTTTATAACATTTATGCAGTAACTAATAATAATGATGTATGTCTTACTGGATTGAGTGAAGGTGGAAATTATAAAATCTATAATGATCACTCTATAGAAATTATTGCTGGTCAAAAAAGTAATTCAAATGGAGTAGATATTGTTATTAGTGGTAGAAATGGTGATGTTTGCATCACTGCAGAAAAAAATGGAAGAGTGCGAATTCGTGCTCAAAATATTATGATTGATGCTGATGAAGATGTTGATATTAAAGCGGGAAGAAATATTACATTAGATGCTGGTTCTGGAAGAGTATTATTGAAAGGGAATAAATTAGATGCAAATGGTTTAACTGGCAATCTTATACCTGAGGGAACCAGTTTTGGTGAAATTATTTTTAACGGAACTTTCGTTGGTCAAGATATTGTAAAAGCAGCATTTAGTGGCCCAACATCAGGTATAACATCACTCATAGGATTGTAAGATGACAGATTATGTTGTAGGTTCTCCTTCATTTTTTAATGAAGATGCTAAATTCTTTAAGGATGTATATGTATATGGAACTTTATATTATGATTTTAGAAAAAATGATCCTATTGAATTTAATAATGTAATTATACACGGAGAGTTAGAAGTATACGGAAGATCTACTTTTCATGATGATGTTTATATTGATACTGGATTATCTGTTGGTATTTTAACAGTTAGAGATAGATTAGATGTAGGAATTGGTGGAACAGTATTAAGAGCATCTTCAAATACTGGAAAAGTTGGAGTAGGAAGAACTGACCCAATACAAAAATTTGATGTAGATGGAAATGCACTATTTACTGGAAATGTTGGTATCGGAACAACTACTATACCAGAACAGAAACTTGATGTTGGTGGAAGTGTAAAAATTGATGATTTTATTTACGATTCTGTTAATTCGCCAGGAATAAATGGATATTATCTAAATGTTGATAATTCTGGAATACGATGGGTTTCTGCTGTTCCTAATTATACTAATGCAATATATGTTCAAGATGAGGGAGTTTATATACCTACCGCAGGATTAGCAAAATCATTTACAGTATTAAACTTCAAACAACTTAACAGTCTTGGTATAGGAACAGATAATCTTATTCCAATTCCGAATCCATCCAATCCAAATTTTATAGCGGATATTCAGACTAAAGATCTATGGGGATTTACAAGTTCTGAAAGCATTTATAGAATGACAAATGTAGGGATTCAAAATAGTAATCCAACATCAACTTTAGATATTACCGGAACTCTTCATGCTACTGGAGATGTTGATTTTGATTCAAAATTAAATGTTGATGGTGCTACAGTACTTCAAAATACGCTTAATGTAAAAGGTGCTACAGACTTAGATACAACTTTAAATGTTGATGGCGCAACTACATTACAAACTACTTTAAATGTAAAAGGTGCTACAGACTTAGATACAACTTTAAATGTTGATGGTGCTACAGTACTTCAAACTACTTTAAATGTAAAAGGTGCTACAGACTTAGATACAACTTTAAATGTTGATGGTGCAACTACACTTAAAGATACTCTTCAAGTTGGGCCTAGTGGAACAGTAATCACAACAACTGGAATTGGTTCTGTAGGTATAGGAACTAATAATCCACAATTTAATATTGATTTAGCAAATGATGTTAAATTTAGAAAGGCAATAATTGATAGTAATAATAGCACCGCACTTGGAAAATTTGATTATCGATTGGCATCTGTGGGTACTGGAGTTTCTTGGAGACCTCCAGGAGTTCAAACTCAAAATGCCATTTGGGTTACAATAGATGGAAATGATTCAAATAGTGGATATTTGGAAGGAGATGCAAAAAGAACTATTGGTGCAGCGGCATCGATTGCAGAAACTGGAGATACAATTTTTATTCGTTCTGGTGTCTATTATGAGAATAACCCAATTGGTCTTCGCACCGATGTTTCAGTATCTGGGCAAGATTTACGTCTTGTAACTATTGTTCCACAAAATAGTGGTAAAGATATTTTTCATGTAAGAAGAGGTTGTTTAATTGAAAATCTTAACTTTACCTGTGATACTGGGCAATCAAATCCTGGTGGAGGTGCTCTTGCATTCCCACCAACAACTTCCGATATATTATCGGGAAACTCTTATGGGGCAGTAAGTGGATATACTGCACCTGGGCCCGCTACAGAAGGCCCCAGTGGAAGATGGAGATCACCATATGTAAGAAACTGCACCAACTTTATGCCTTTAAGTATAGGAATGAAGATTAACGGTGATCATGCAGTTTCTTCCACAATTGGTGCAGATCTTAAGTGCATGGTTTGCGACTCATTTACACAATATAATGAGGCGGGTATTGGTGTCTCTATTACAAATAATGGATATGCTCAGTTAGTTTCAATATTCACGATTAACTGTGATAAGGCAATTTATGTCGATACTGGGGGGCAATGTGATCTTACAAACTCCAACTCATCATTTGGCAATTATGGATTATATGCGGTTGGTTTAGGTAGAACGGAATTTACTGGAATTGTCAGCACAACCACAACCCAAGAAGAGGATATAATTACCTTCTATAATGTAAATGACGGAACTCAAGTAAGAAGACCTTATGATGGTCAGGCACTCTGGTTTAAGATTAATCTTTCAAATTATAATACCGGACAAACTGGGATTATTACCGCACCATTACAGAGATTAAAATCCATCACAGTGATTAATGGTGGTTCAGGTTATAGTATAGGATCACCACCAGATATTAGTATTTACGATGCCAATACAAATAATACAAATCCATTGGGCCCAGAAGGAATTATTGCAGAAGTTTCTCCAACAATTAGTGATGGTGGAGTAATCACTGCTATTGATCTTGTGAATAGTGGAAGAAATTATCTTTCTTCTCAAAACATAAAAGTTAGGATTAATGGCACTCCAACTAATGATTTGGTTGCGGTCATGGAACCAATTTATTATACAGTTTCCGAGGCAACACCAACAACACCAGTGACTGGTATTACAACTGTTATTTTGAATGAGTTTGTTCCTTACCTTGTTTATGCTGGTGATGCAATTGAAATGAGAAGAATTAGTCGCATTCTCACAAGTGGTCACTCTTTTGAATATATTGGTACTGGTACGGACATAAATACATCAACTCCTTTGAAAGGTGCTGTACCCATCAAAGATAATGAAATTATTGCTATTGATGGTGCTCAAATACCTTATACAAGTACTGACCAAAAAGGAAACTTTAATATTGGTGAAGGTATTCAAGTAGATCAAACAACAGCAACAGTTCGTGGTCGAGATTTCAGTAAAGCAATACAGGCACAAGTTACACCTTTAATTCTTGCATTGAGATAAAAAATGGCAGTCGCACCAGTTAATAAGTTTTTAACAATTGCAGTTCCAGTTGCACCGGGAGAGCAGACAGTATATTCTACTCCCACAGGTGTTTCTTCAATTATACTTTATGCTCAGGTTGCAAATGTTGGTGTCAATACATATCCAACAATCACATTTACTCACAGAAGAAAGACAAATAAAACGGCGAATATTAGAAATATTAGAGTCATTAAAGAATCTGAAATTCCTCCAAATGATAGTTTGATTATTATTGATGGTAGATTAGTCCTAGAAAGAACGGCACTTATTTCAGATTCTATTGTAATACAGGGAACTCAATCTGGTATTGTAACAGTTAGTGATTGTAAATATGATACTTACACTGGAATTACTACGATTACAACTTTAACCGCTCATAATTTTATTGCAAATGATCAAGTCACGATGAGTGGACTTAAATTTACCTGCACTGGATCAACTGGAATTACAACAACTATTTTCCCATCACCACAAGCATCTTTTACTATAACTTCAATCGTTGGTAATGTAGGAACTTCAAAAACATTTGTGACTAATTCTGGTGTGGGTGCCGGAATTACTCACACCTATGTAAGTGGTGGATTAGTTGCACCATTGCAGATGGAATTTATTTGCAGCATTCTAGAGAATAGTTTAGTATAAGAAATGGCAAAATACTTAAGCGGAAGATCTAAAAAGACTCCACAATCAGAATTAACCAATGATAGATATCGATATCTTGGGGTAAATCAGGCAGAACCAAATCTTGGCGATCCTTCTGTTCCTGGGGCAACAATTCCTGTCGGGCAACAATATCAAGTCATAAGTATTCTCAATAATCCTGGCGAAAGATATTGGATTCCCGTTGGTGGCGGATTAATTCCTGGATCTATCTCAATATATGATGAAAATGTTTTAACACCTCCTGGTGGTGTGAGCAGCATTACTCAACTTAATTTTGTTGGAGCAGCAATTAGTGCCAAAGGATATTTAAATCCCAATGGATCTCCAGGAATAGGAGTCACTATTTCGGTATTTTCTCCAGGTTCTCAGGGGCAAGTTATATTCAATAATAATAATGACTTTAAGGCAGCATCAAGTCTTATCTATGATAACACAACAAATTATGTTGGAATAGGAACTACACTTCCAACACAAGAACTTCATGTTAATGGTGACATAAGATTAACTGGAACAATTTATGATTATAATAATCAACCAGGAACTGATAATCAACTATTAGTAAAAAATAATTTTGGCGGAGTAACTTGGATAGGACAAAATACACTTCGAGCAGGTGCTGGAGGAACAATCACCAACATTCAGTATCATAACAATAATGGATTGGTTGATGGTGCTGTCAATTTTGTATTTGATTACATAAACAGTCGTGTGGGTATTGGTAGTACGTTACCAAAATATCTTTTTGATGTTCTTGGATATTCTAGATTCACAGGACAAACTGAGATTGATTATTTAAATGTAACTGGTTTAGCAACCATATCCCAATTAAATGTCACTAATCTTACAACAACTAAAGATCTTCAAGTTACTGGATTTAGTACCTTTACCGGATATATTGATGCCAATGGTGGTGCTTATATTGATAATATTCAAATTGGTATTACTAATGATAATACAATTGATACCTCTACAGGCAATTTAATTCTTAATAGTGCCAGTGGAACTACTATTATTAATAGAACTGGTATTACATCAGTTGGATTTATTACTGCAACATCCGGTTTTATTGGAATCTTAACTGTCACGGAAATTAATATTGATAGAACAAATCTTGTAAATTTAAGTGTAACTGGCGTAGCAACCATAGCAACTCTGGGAGTTGGTGGGATTACAACTACTAGGAATTTGAATGTTATTGGAGTTACCACTACCAATACTTTAAATGTTGCCGGTTTGACAACCACAAAGAATCTAAATGTTACTGGAATAGCAACATTTGACAATCAAGTTAATATTAACAATTTAAATGTTAGTGGTGTTGGAACATTTGATAATATTAAACTTGATACAAACACTCTTAGTACAAATGTTGGAAATCTTATTTTAGATTCTAATGCAGGAATCACTCAGATAAATGACACACTTTATATAAATGACATAACAGAATCCACGAACAAAGATAATGGTTCGATTGTTATTGAAGGTGGTGTTGGAATTGAGAAGAATCTCAATGTTGGTGGACAATTAAGTATTGTTGGAGTTACAACATTAGCGTCTAGTGGTGGTATTACTACGACTGGTGGAGATTTGTATGTTAAGGGAAATTTATATGTAAAAGATGATATTTTTTATGATGAACTTTTTGCAAGGAATGGATATTTTACTGGAATCGTATCAACAAAAGATTTCAATGCAACCGGAATAACTACTCTAGCAAAATTAGGTGTCACTGGACTTACATCAACTAGAGATCTTCAAGTTACTGGATTTAGTACCTTTACCGGATATATTGATGCCAATGGTGGTGCTTATATTGATAATATTCAAATTGGTATTGCTAATGATAATACAATTGATACCGCTACAGGTAATTTAACACTTAATAGTGCCAGTGGAACTACTGTTATTAGTAGCAATCTGAGCGTCACTGGAATTTCATCATTTAATGGCAATGTTACCATTGGAGATGCTATAACTGATACGGTAAATTTCACTTCTAGAGTTAATAGTTCAATACTGCCTTCAACTGATGGAACTCTAGATCTTGGTGCAGAATTTAATAAATGGAATAATGTTTATGCCAATAATTTTTATGGTGTTATCTTTGGTAATGCAGATACTGCAACTAAATTAAAAACTCCAAGAAGTATTGCTATTAATGGTGAAGTAATTGGTGCTGGAGTTACATTTGATGGAACTCAAAATATTACCATTTCAACTGGTCTAAGTACCACTGGAGTTGTGGCAGGAACTTATGGATCTTCTACTCAAGTTGGTATTGTAACTGTAGATTCTAAAGGTAGAATTACTGCTGCTTCTAATGTAAATATTGACTTTGGTGCTGCTATTGTTGAATCTGCAAATAAGGTTAGAACTGCATCATCAACATCAACTATATTATATCCAACTTTTGTTGATTCTAATAATTTATCTGCTGATTATGAGTCTGTGTATACTGATGCAGATATTGTTTATAATGCATCTAGTAATTTATTATCTCTAAGCAATTTAACCGTATCAGGAATTTCAACATTTAATGGTAATGTCACTATTGGGGATGCTAATACTGATACTGTAAATTTCACTTCTAGAGTTAATAGTTCAATATTACCTTTTACTAATGCAACATCAGGTACAGATATTAATGGTAAAGATTTGGGTGGAGCATCAAATTATTGGCGTAAAGTATATGCTAAAGAATTTGATGGTACTTTTATTGGTAATGCAGATAGCGCAACTAAATTACAAACTCCAAGAAGTATTGCTATTAATGGTGAAGTAATTGGTGCTGGAGTTACATTTGATGGAACTCAAAATATTACCATTTCAACTGGTCTAAGTACCACTGGAGTTACTTCATCTACTTATGGATCTTCTACTCAAGTACCAACATTTTCTGTAGATTCTAAAGGTAGAATTACTGCTGCTTCTAATGTAAATATTGACTTTGGT